ATGACCATTACGGTTAAATCAAATTGGACGGGTTCGGAAAGCACTCTTAACCTCGTCAAAAAGCAAATCGCTCAACGTTGGGGCGAGGACGAAGCTAATCGCTATAATCCGAAAGAGAATTGCCTGACTTTCAAAGGCTGGCTCAAGAACGGCTACATCGTCAAAAAGGGCGAGAAAGCCATTAAGTCTTTCGTTATCGTTGAGAAGAAAGACAAAGAAACCGGCAAAGTGATTGAGAAAACGCCCAAAAGCATTAATCTCTTTTACGAGCTACAAGTAGAGCCGAAAGCGGCTTAACAAACAAGGGAGCTGATCCTTAGCAGGATTGGCTCCTTTTTTTGTATAGCGATTTAACGCCGACTGAATCCGGCTATCTCTTGAAAAGTGTCGTATGATGAAGCCACCTTTTGGCTAAAGGTGAAAAAATTTGTGGAATAACAATACTTCCGTTCCTTATCAATTTCCTCAATATCGTATTGGCGAATAATGAATAGTTTAAATATTTTCTTGATAATATAAACGTTGTTGACCAACTCTCTGACGACCGTGTCAATCCGTTTAACGTTTTGAACGGCACCCCAAATATTCAAACCGATAACTTTGCCCGAGCTGTCCCGTTTAATGTGTTTGCGGTGTTGCTGAAATTTGTATTGGAGCCGTTCCGGCAACTCTTTCCATTTTCTTGAATTAAAATATATCTGACACTCGTCAATTAAAACTTCGCCTCCTCGTATATCAATAAACTCGTCCAGTTTTTCCCAAAAAATAATCGTGCCGTAAGCGGGCTGATATTTTTCCTCCAAGAATATTTTGTGAAATATCGTCATTATTTTAAATCGCCAAGATTTTTCGTAATCGGAAATTATTTTATCTTTGTCGATATAAAAATTGGAATAAATATCAAGCCCGCTTAAAATAAACTTGCGAGCCAGTTTGGCGAGATAATAGGTTTTGCCCGTGCCGGGTTTTCCGGTGATGATGTTTATCATATTATTTTCCGCCTCTGATATATCCGGCAATGTAATTGACGAATCTAAAAGAGAAATAAATCATTTCAATAAAGATAACCATACTCAATACTCCGAAGAAAGTGAAAACCGGAAATATCTTGTCAAAGCTCACCAAATACGGCACGACATTATTCAAGGCCGAGGCAAACTCGCCGGAATAAGTCGAATACTGATTATCGGGCAAGAATCCCACAAAGAACGAAGCTATCGTGTCGAACAAGTCGGCGACGTAGTGAACGAGGTTGGCCGGATTGAACATGTCAAACAAAGCTTTCAAGCCGTCTAACGTGTCCGTGAAAAATCCGGCTCTGGCGGGGTGAACGCTGATTAACGAAACAGCCAAGACCGCCACTATCGCCACGATTATTAATTTTTTGTTATTTTTCTTTTTCATAAATTTAGTGATTAACCGTCATCTCTAAACAGCCTCTTAGTAAATATATTCCACAGGTAAAAGCCGAAAGAAATCCAAATACCGGCAATGAATAAAAATCTCATTCGTTGGGCGAAATTCAAGATAATGGGATTGGTAAAATCAAATATCGGAATATCGAGATTAAATTGATTATTGGCCGACATGCTTTTCATGGTAAATATGAGCGGATTGGCTTGCGTGGAAGTGGAATTTAAGAAAGCGTTGAGAGCGTCCGAGAAAGCGAATACTTGAGCGAAAATTAATTTGCCTTTTAGTTTGTCCTTGGTGTTTTGAAACCAAATGAAGTCCGGTTGTCCGCTAGGCCTTTCGGCAGCGGAATATGAGAGCGAGATATACTGCTTTTGATATATGGTCGAACTGGTGGCCGACTTTAACGAAACCAAAAAATATCGGGTTGAAGTGGAAATATCAAAACCGCCGAACATAAAACCGGAGCTGGTGGCCGTTAGCGTGCTTAATGTGCCGTTGGCTAATGTGCTGATAACCGAATAACTGGAAGTGCAGTTATTACAAATGACGTAAGGGTTGGTAATTTCCGCCACGTATAGTTTTGTTGAGGTGGAATTAAGCGGAACGTTCAAAGGCCGAACGATAAACGGAGCGTTATACTGCGAATAGGGAGTTATGTCTTGATCATAACTGTATTCGAAAGCCCACGAGGCATTTGACGCTAACGGAAACCGACAGCCTAAAATGTCGCACGACCACGGCATAGCGGTAAAATATGGATTAGTGCCATAGTTAGTTTGCAAATGAGCCTTGATTAGATTTAAATTTTTACAATCATACGCTGACGTGTCGCTTTTATCGATAACGCAAACACTGACATTGTCATACCCGCCAAAATTATATGGACAGGAAAAGGTATTATTTACGCAATCGCAAGTTGGTTGTTGTTGTGGCAATACGTAAGTGCTTTGGAGCGTCAGTTGGCTGGTGCCATTAGTTTTGCAAGAACCCTCTATCGTTAAAGTAGAATCCAATAAATTGCTAACGGTTTGATTGTTGGTATAGTTAGTAATTTCAACGTCTGGTTTTTTCTTAAATTCCACTATTTGACTAGTTAGACTATAATTCGTTCCGGAAAAAGTATATTTGTAGGAATAGGGATTGTTGGCGTTGACCGCCTGCATGCTGATTTCGCCATAACCATAACGAGGATTAGCATAAAGAAAATGAGAAGCCGGTGAATAACTGGAAGAATTTTGAGCCGCAAAGTTGCTAACTAGCAAAGAATTAGTCATGAACTGCGAACTGGAATAATAGTGATACCATGGACTGCCGGCACTTGAGGCCGAATAGGTTATTACTTGCGGTGTGGCATGTGTGTTAACATTATCTATCGTTCGGCATTGAACGTGATACCAATTTTGAGCGTGGGAACCGGTCAGAAGATAAGTGCCTCGACGGGGATTAAACAAGTAAAAAAGCCGAACCCTGCCAACATTCATTCCGTTTTGCACATTGGAAATTTCCGTCATGTTATTTCCGTCGTAGCGGAGATAATTATAATTGGAATTTTCCCAAGCGAACGAATAAGCACAAACCAAAACGGAATTGGCGGAAAAATCAGTCGGCACCGTTATTGAAACCGTGAAACTTGTCGCTCCCTCGCTATAATGTTGCTCGTCGGAAAGACGAAAACCGTTAAAATCAATCGTGGCCGCCATTGTTGTCTTGCCCAAAAACAGCATGGTCAAAGCGAATAGCGGAAATATTAAGTTTTTTAACTTTAATATTTTCATAATTTTCATTCCTTAAAAATGATAATGTAATAACCCATTCTTTTGAGTTTTTCGATAATCTCGCCTATCATTTTTAATTCTCTAATTTCATAAGCCCCCAGTCCGTCAACAAATTTCATTTCGTCCAAGTATTTTTGGCGGTCGTTTAAGAAATTTATCAGATAAGTAGTTTCGCTCATTTTTAGATTTAATGTCATATATTTGGAAAGATAATTTTATTTAATTTGGAGCCGGAGGGGCTAACCCCAGAAGTTAGCCCCGGACTCCGACGACTAGCGACCGGACATGATTTTCTTGCTTAACTTCCAAACAAACAAAACGCCGAAGATGATCACGCCGACAATCACAATGTTAGCGATGTTGGCGGTGATGATACCGGTTACGTTTTCTTTCAACGTGGTAACCACGGTTTGGGAAGTTGAAGCTACGTCCGCGTCAACAGCCGCGAAAGCGTTATGACCAAAGGCCACGACACTGCCTACAACCGCCAAAGACATGGCGGAAATTTTAGCGGCGTTCGCTTTCACGAAATTTTTGATGTTGTTAATCATACGTGTAGTTTTTTACTTCTAATTTTTTCTAATGAATAACAGCAATAAGCCGACCACCGTTCCCAAAATGATTCCCATAATCAAACCGTTCGCTATCGGCTTGATAATCAAGCTGAAGTTATCGATGTAGCAAGACAGATTGTTTATGATGTTTTGAGAACACATATCGTTGTTATTTTGTCCGAAATATTTTGAACACGGCCGACACAATCGTTAAAATCGCCAAAGGCAAAACTAATGCTAAGCCTATTCCTCCGAAAGTATTAATAACCAAGTTCGCCATATTTTTTCATTAGTATTTAAAAATCAAAATCACAATTTTGAGCATTATCAGACCCGCCAACAAAGCGACCGAAAAAACTAAGAATTGGATTAAAAAATTAATTAAATCCATTCCGCTATCGGTTAGCCGATAAATTGTCGATGTGGCGGTGGTAGTCGCCCAGATAATGTCCATAGCTTTTGATTTCTAATTATTTATTAGAAGCCTCGTCTTTCGGAACGTAAACCGAAAGCATGGCTCGCCGTCTTTGCTTGTCCACGAAAGTGAAAGCGGCGACATTCACTTTGATCTCGACCTTATCGCCGACCTTGCCGTATTTCTTGTCTAACGGCACATCGACTTTAACGGGGTAAATGCTACCCTCTGGCTCGATGAACAAAATTCTTTTTTGACCGGCAGTCCCGTCTTTGCGGGTGAAGTTTTCCTGCTTGTCATCTTTGATTAAACCTTTGATGTAAAACATAGATTTTTTTTGATTAGCTTAATAAATTTGTTATCAACGCCTCGACCTTTATGTGGCGATAGCGGGGGCTAAATAAAAAGCCCCATATTGCTATGAGGCTATTGTATATAAATGGAGTTCCCGTTAGTTCCGGGGAAGATTAGCGGGAAGTTTTGAACGTTTCCCCGTGTAAATTAGATATATTCGGGATTTAATTTTAAAAACCCTTTTTGACCGGTATTGAAGATTAAAAACTTATCCACAGCGTTCTTTGTCGCTTTAATAATTTTTTCGTTTATCAGCTCGCAGGCTCGGTGATATTTTTTCCAACTATTTTTGTCGTCCTTATACTCCAAGTCCTCAAAAACGTCCTCGGCTATTTCCGAAAAGAAAAAACTATCGCTTAAATTGTCTTTATTATCCTTAAAAATATATTTAAGTATTTTATGGGCGTTATTTTCTTGTCCTCTTTGCGTGATTAAAATCTTAAAACCCTTAATTCGCAGAATGCTTCTTTGGCTGTCAAAATGAACCTTGTCGTCCTTGTCTTTTTTATTCGCCAACAGATAATCGGTTTCCATTTTTTCCAATAAACAGCCGGCCACCATTTTTAAGCAAATGCGATATATTTCGGGGTAATACGAGGCGGTTATCATTTTGGTCGCCTTATTGGCATATCGCTTATCTTGCGTTTCTTTGAATTTAACAATCAAAGTGTGAACTTTGTCTAAAGCTCCGTAGCAAACCCAAAAATCGCAGTCTATGCCGGCTTTCTCGCAAAGCAAGTCGTCCTCGTCGGATAACGGCTGATAATCCGATTCCTTGTTGGTTTCGCCTAACAGCGAATCAAGAGATTTCTTGGCCTCTTTGTTCTTTTGCAGAACCTCAACGAATTTAAAAATCGCCAGACACTGCTGAAAAACATTTTCCTCGTAGGAAAAGTCCTTGGCCAATTTGGCCAACTTGATTTTTAATTCTTTGAGAGAGGCTGTCAT